AATACTAAATATGGAGAAGATGAAATTATTGCTCCTATGAAAAAAATGCAAAGAACAGCACCACAACAAAAAGTTGAATATCATATGCCAATTCATATAAATTCTATTGATACACAAACAGGTGTGCAATTCTTAATGAAGCACTCTGATACAATACAAGGTCAAATGGTTAAAAGTTTAAAACAGAATAAACCTATTAGAAAAGGAATTCAAAACGCTTATTAAGGAGTAAATTATGGCAGCAGGTGATCCTTTTAATTTTCCGGTACATTCAATAGATATTCATACACCTAAATGGAATGTCTTACAAACAGATTTTGAAGGATGGAAACGTAAGACTCGATTGAAATCAACTGAGCCTATGCGTGGATGGAGTGTTGAAATACGTGGAAGAACTAATGCTGAGATGGCATTAATACTTGCTCATTACAATGATAATCAAGGCCCATTAACAAATTTTCAATGGAATATATTGCCTACTATTTGGAATGCAGGATACGGAACATATTATCAGGTTCAATATGATTCAATGGAATTTGCTAATCCTAATAACAAAGCAAATATTTGGGAATTTACTATAACATTTAGGGAGTGGTTATAATGCCAAAAGATATTTCTGCAAATGATTTATACTTATTTTATAAAAGTGGTGTAACTGCTTTAACCGGATATAAATTTTCAATTGATGGAGATGATGATGTTAAATTTATAGCTAATAATGTACAAGTTGGTAATTATATTCCTTTAGCTATAAAGCGTAATCCAATTAGATCTGAGGAAGGTACAATATTAAATGAGTTAGAATTAGGATTGGATTATGTAGATCTTCAATTTAAAAATGCTATAATGTCAGGAAAGTATAATAATAAATTAGTTAAAGTTTATCTTGTTTTTCCTGTGCAGGATATGTGGGATCAATGGGATGTTGATGCTGAAGTTATGTTGTTTCAAGGATGGACAGATGAACCTAAAGGAGATGAGCATTGGATTACATTAACAGTAAATCCTTTTCCTTATCTCGATAGACTTTATCCTAAAAGAATATATCAATCAGGTTGTAATTGGACTTTTTGTAATGATGATACATGTGAATTAGATTTATCTAATTATACGACTAATGTTAATTTATCTGCTCAGTCAGATGGTGTTACTTTAACATGTTCACATGGAAAAGCGGTAAATTATTTTCAACCTGGATTTGTTCAAATAAAAAATGGAGCTTTAATGGGAGCAGTTAGACCTATTTTAGAAAATGATTCAGGAACGATTATTGTACGAATTCCATTTGATGATACAATTGAAAGTGGTGTTAATATAGATGCTGTAAAATTGTGCGCTAAAAATTATCAAACATGTGAAGATGATTTTAGTAACTATGCTGAGTATGGTGGTTTTCCTTGGGTTCCTAAAGCACCAATAATGTAAAATATCCTGAATAACGGTTAATAAGGAGTGAATTTGATATGCAGGAGGATGTTAGAGATAGGGTTGTCCAGAATGCAAGAAAGTTTATAGGTACTCCGTTTAGACATTCCGGCAGATCAACATTAGGTATTGATTGTGCCGGATTGCTTTATATGGCCTATAACAGAGCAGGAATTTTTATACCTAAGAATGATGGTAAAGAATATTCTGTTCAATGGTGGAAACATATCGATAGTGAAGAACGGTTGTATAATGCTTTAGTTGGTTGTGGTTTTAGATTCTTATCTGATGATGAGTTACCAGATAAGGGGGATATACCTTTATTTAGATTATATGGTGATCATTATCCTGCACACCATAGCGGAATAATGATTGATCAAGAATATTTTGTTCATGCTAAATGTGGATGGAAAGAAAAAGATAAGAAAGTAGGTTTAGGTTCTTTGCATCCTTCTTATATAGATAAATTAGCATGGATGATGCGTTATAAGGAGTTTTAGATGGGGCAAACAACTGGACAAAGTGTAGGAATGTTAGTTGGTGGAGTCATTGGTGGAGTCATTGGTGGTTATCCTGGGGCAATGATAGGTATGGCTATTGGTGGGCAGCTTGGTTTATGGATCGATCCACCTAATGCTCCTCCTCCTCCTCCTTTGGGAGATTTGGGTAAGAATTCATTTGTGGCATCCACTCCAGTACCTTTATGTTTTGGACAAGTAAAATCTTATGGTGGAGTTGTTTGGGTCGGTCAATTGAAATCTGATTATTTTAATGAAGGATCAAGAAAGAATCCCGAATGGTCGCCTGAGATGGAAGCAGATTTTGCAGTAGTCCATTGTGAAGGGGAAATAGATTCTTTTGTTCAATATTATATTGATGATAAACGTGCCGGAACAATGTCAGATGAAGGTTATACGGCATCTTTTACTTCTTATGTAGGATCGGCAGGACAATCAATTGATTCTACAATAGCTGCTTGGCAAGCAGATAAAGCTCTTGGAGCAATAAATTTCAAATATTCTGCTTATACATTAGTTCATTTAAAAGTAGAGGGGCAGATTCTTCAACAGTTACCTAATATTGCTGCTGAAATAAAAGGATTTAATATAGAATCAGGAGAAGAAGATGCAAATCCTATTCGTGCTGTTTATAATTTTTTAACTGATACAAGATGGGGAACACAAATAGGAACAGAATTTTTTAATGGAGATCCAGATACAGTAGGTAGTCCTTGGAAAATAGCATCAGATTATTGTGATGAATTAGTTCAAATAATTGATTGGGATGATACTCCTGTAAACGAACCACGTTTTAGATATTCAAATTATTTTGATGCAAGAACAAAGTCATTTGATATTATTACTGATATAATGCTTACTTGTAGAGGTATTATTCGATTAAGACAAGGGAAACTTGAACCTCTTATTGAAAATGCAGATGAAGAACCTTGTGCTTTTTTTAGTGATGGAACAACAGATCAATTTGTGGCAGGAGGATCAAGTACAGTAAGTAGACTCTATGCAGATTTTTCTGATTACCTTGATTTGTATTGGTTTGGAGATGAAGGAAAAATAACTATATCAGGAGCAGAATATAAATTTGTAGTTAAAGATCAGACTTCAACATATATTGATTTATTTGAAGATCTTTCAGTCTCCCCAAATCTTAATGATCCTTTTGAAATAGTAAAAGATAATATTAAAGAATCGTCATTTGGTTTTAAATATAGTGCTGATTCTGAAGTATCAAATAAATTTAGAATTGAATATATGTCAAGAAAAGTTAAAGATGAAAATGATGTTTTTACAAATGAATATGTTTGGGATGCTGTAGAAAAAGATCTTGAAGAATCTCATTTAGATCTTGGAGAGCAAACAAAATTAAGAACTGTAAGATTAGGAGGGATAAAAAGAAAATCACAAGCAATGCGAATGGTTCAATTTTTTACAGATACATCTTTATATAGTAGAAATTGGTGTGAATTTATTACAGGGATGCAAGGCTATTATCATGCTATTGGTGATATTATAGGAATAAGTCATATTCAAACAGGATGGAATTCAAAATGGTTTAGAATAATTGGAATGGAAGAATTAGAAAACGATGAAATTAAATTTACCTGTTTTGAATATAATGCAAATGTTTATAATGATACTATTCCTAAAGTAACAGCAGTAGATGATAATGCTACTCCAACTCCTTATGTTGCTCCTGATGTAGTTGAACGTTTTTATGTTGTGCAGGATCTTACTGAGAATAAAATTTATATTTTATTTAAACGTCCTGATGATAATAATTATTTTGTAGGAGCAAAAGTATATGTGTCTGTAGGTGGTGGTGATTGGGTATGGAAAAAAATTGTTGGTCAAGTGACACCATCAGTAAAACTTGCTTCAGGCATTGATGATACGGTAACAACGATACCTTTTGATAATTCTACTTTATACGGATCATTTCCATCTTCAGGTTCTTTTTGGATTGAAGATGAGTTAATTACTTATACAGGAATTTCTGGTGATCCCGATTATGAATTTACTGGATGTACCAGAGGAACAAATAACGTTGCACACACAATAGATAAATATTGTATGTTGAAAGATACTAATACTGAATTTATTACTTTTGAAGATAGTGAAGTTGGTCAGATTTGGACAGTGAAAGGTGTATCGGTGACAATTCATAATTTGGCAGCAAATTTTGCTTCTTCTCCAACAAAGGCAGTTACAATAGCATAATGGGGCAACAGCAATCAACACAAAGTATGGATTTAAGTGAAGGTAGTCGTACCAAGAAACAAACTATAGGTACAATTGCCGGAGGTATTATTGGTGGTATTATTGGTGGATACCCAGGAATGCAGATAGGCATGGCTATTGGGGGGTATATATTTAAGCCTGATCCACCAAAAGTAAAAGATTATAGAAATCCTGATTATAAATTAGAACGATCAAGAATAGATCCTGTACCGGATGTAATTGGTACTGATATATGTCCTGGTCATGTGATTTATTTGAATAAAGCTACTTTTGGAATTTATAATGCCAGTGATATGCCCTATGTAGGTGATGCAGGAAGTAGAGTAGCTTGGCAAGAATTTTTTACTATGATGAGTGATAGTAAAGTAGCTCATTGGGCTGAATTTGCTGTTAATTTTTCAGGTCGTTATTCAGAAACAGGTTATGAGATAGGGGTTATAAGATTTAATGAAAAGCCTTTTTGGTTTTGGATGATGCTTAGTGATATGTTTGAAAATTATGATGATGCTTTAGATCCTTATTATCCTTTATCTTATCTTGATGGTGGTCAAGGTGGTTTTCATAATGAAGTTAATGTAGATGGATTAATTAATCAACCTGTAAAAGATAATACAGTATTTTATTTTAAAGGATTTATCGCTGATTTTACTTCTTTACAAACTACTCCTGAACAATCTAATTTTTCCATTGATTTTGCAAATATGGAGGAAATGAACCCAAGTAATTTTGAAATGGGTAAATTAAATGTATTTCCTACATTTACAGTTGAAATGAATAGAGATCGTGTTTGGTATAGTCCTGAATCGATGAAGGGAGGAGTTGCTACTCCTGGCAATGGTGTTAATTATTTACAAGAAGATCTTCTTCCATCTATAATATATAAACATCCAGATATGACAACTTATTGGGGTTGTCGAGATGGAAGAAATAAAATGTGGTATGGTTATGGTGCTGCTCTTGGTGGTTATGGAATTACTTATTGTGATCCTGGTGAACGTTTAATTAGACATTGTGCCAGTGATCATCCTTATGAAATATGGGAAATAGACAATATAGATCAATGGTTTTATGATAATGTAGCAAAAGGAGGATCGAAATTACAAGCGACTGATGTTAAAGATAATAGAGCTTATATTTTAACATTTAGAAATTGGTACAATGCAGGTACATATGCACATCATCATGCTGAGTATGGGGCAAAAATTGATTTGTATTATCATGATTTAGATGATCCAGAATATAGAGTACATTCTGTTTTGTATGATGAGGAATTTAGTAATCCGTCAGGAGAGAATGAAAATAGTAATCCAAGATATTATTTTTCAAGTATGGTGGTGGGGGAAGATTATATTTATCTTTTTGGCGCAAAAGTAATGACGGATGTTATTTTATATGATACGAGATCAATTGTAGCAGGTGCAAATACTTATTCAAGGGTGTACGCTGATTTTTCCCAATATCCTAATGATTATTGGAAAGAATGTTATGCTTCTTTATCTCAAAATGGTTATGATTTATGGAGGGAAATTATAACTCAGACAAGTACTTATATCGATGTGGATGGTGAGTTTGCAGCATTTCCAAGTTCGGGTAATCGTGTACAAGTATGTAAATATCCTAAACACGTAACGGATTATGCAATAGTGGGAGAAGGAAGTACATCTACAGAAATAATTTGTAATGTTCCTCCTGTTTCTCCTTGGAGTTATGGAGGGGGCAAGCAATGGGAACGTGTGCATTTTATTAATCAATGGATTTATGGATCAACAATATCAGCAATAGATGGAACAAAAGTTACTTTATCATCTCCATTGGGGGCAACCCCTACTCCTGGTTCAAGAATTTGTTTTGGATTTGATCGAATTTCAAATGACTATGATACATCCATAACAAATCCTACATTAGATCAAGATCCTTATGATTATACTCAGACTTTTCTTAATTTGGGATTTTCTGAAGAAGATAATGATTGGCCTTATCAACCAGGAAATATAGGAGAAAATTTTGGAGGAGCAGCTTCACACCATGTTTGTTTGAAAATTCATAAAGACACTGGAGTAATTGAACCATTTGATGCAGCAAGAACACGTATAGGTACTTATTTTACTCAAGCTATATGGTGTGCATCAATAGTAGTATATGCATGTGCAACTGATAAACAAGCATTTGTTTATTCTCATGGTGCATCTTATCCAACGTGGAAACAGGCTTATACATATATAATTGATTTTACTACAGGCATTGAAGAACAGATTAATAGAAGAAATCAGTATGCAGCAGGTCATGCACCACAATGGATTTATATGGGAACTACTTCAGTTAAAGAATGGGATTTTTCCACTGAGCAATATGAAGATGTTTGGTATTCTTTACTTAGAAGCTATGATAGTTTTGGTGGATATAATAGTGCTTGTGAACAGGGAACTTATTTTCTTAAATTAGGTGATGGAAAATTTTCAAATAAACAAGTATATGCTTCTGCTACAAAATATGGTTTGGATATTGACCGGAGAAGTATTAGAAAAGTATTATATCGTAAATTAGTTGCAACAGGCCCATTATACATGCCGATGGATTTGGGTAGTTTTTCAAGTGAAAGTAGTTATAAGATAGGAAAATATGGAGTCAGAGATGATATTTATTTTTATATAACAAGATCTACTGCATGGCAAGCAGGTCGGCATGAAGCATGGAAATTTATACCTCCTTCTGAAAGTAATCCGGCAGGTGAGTTGTACATGATTTCCAAATATCCAATAGAAGCAGAAAGTGGTTATAAATATCAGTGGAATAGAATTGGTGCGAGTGCAACTTTTAAACATACAAAAACTGGATTTTTTGGAAATGGATCAGGTTTATGGTACTATTGTGATGAGTCTCCTCCAAGTATTATTCGGGATTTTTGGAATAATTATACTGATCCAAAATATTTTCAAGATGGTTTAACTAATAAGTTAGATTATTCTAATGCTGATTCTATTTGTAAAAAATCAATTGATGCAAAAATATATACTCCGAGAGAAATCATTGAAGTAAAAGAACGGAGGTTTCAATTTTCTCAATGTTATGATCAAGCAAAAAAAATGTATGATGTAATTCAAGATATACTGCTTACTTGTCAAGGGTTTATATCTCCTTGTACTTGGCCTGATGGTTATCTTTATAAATTAATAATACCTAATATGGATGAAACACCTGTTGCTTATTTTGGAAAAGGATCAGCACAATTTACAAGTAATCAAGAATCAGATGATTATTCAAAAATATATGCCGATTTTTCTGCTTATCCCGATAACTATTGGAAGGGAGATGATATTGATTATGGTGAGGTAATGGAGCATTGGAATCATCCTGATGGTCAAACAAATGTCATCATTGAACAAACATCTACTTATATAGATATGGGATATGGTATAAAAGATTATTGGCCTGATGCAAAACAATTTACTTTAAGGAAAGATAATATAAGAGAAGGGAGTTTTACATTTGCAGAAAAATCATATTTAAGAAGACCTAATAAAGTTAGGATTGAATTTAAAAATAGGTTATTAGATTACAGAAAAGATGTTGCTGAAGTTGAAGATGTATATCGATTAGATGTATTAGAAGAAGAAGAAAAAATTGATTTTTATAAAATGCATGGAATTAAAAGAGCTACACAGGCAGGACGTATGGCTCAAAGAATTCTTGATCAATGGAATTATCAAATACATATCTGTGCATTTGAAACTGATATAATGGGAATGTCTCTTTGTATGGGAGAGATAATAGGAGTTACCCATGAAATTACTGGATGGGTAAATAAGTGGTTTAGAATAATAGCTATGGATGAATTAATTGACTTTGAAGTTAAATTTGAATTGGAAGAATTTAATCCATATACATATCATGATAATGGTGTTCCTGTTTTAAATGGATATGGTCGTGGTGGTTTTCCTCAACCATATGTACCGTATGGTGTTGAACGATTTGAAGTTAAGGAGGATATTGAATCTGGTAAATTATATTTCACTTTTGATGCTCCTGAAGGAGATGGTGGATTTTTTGTCGGGGCAAGAATTTATCGTAAAGTAGGAACTGAATATGAATATATAGCTGTTGTAAATGAAACGGTGTCTTCTGTTTTATTGGCCCAGGATATAGGAATAAATGATACCACGATATATTATGATAATACAACTCTGACAGGCTCATTTCCTTCTCAGGGGGTTATCTGGATAGAAAATGAATTAATGTACTATCATGGTATTGATACCATTAATCACGCTTTTACTAATGTAATAAGAGGATATAAAGATACAGATCAAGTTGCTCATGTAATAGAAAATGATGAGCTTTATATAAAGTTAAGATCTGATGCAACAGTCTTTTATGAAGTTCCTTTAGGATGGGAAGGAACAACACAAACTTTTAAAGCATCATCATTTACAATTCATGGTTTAACTGTAGGTGTGGATATATCCCCATCAGCAGATATAGATATAGTGGGTTATGGTGTATTGCCTTATTTTCCTGAATCGATTCATATTCCTATTGGTGAAATTGCAGAAGTTGAATATTTATTTGAGAATTTAGGTTTGAATGATGCTTTATCTTCTATTGATTTTATTACTACTTTATTAGATGCTTTAGTATCAAAATTAACGCCAGTTTCAACTGAACTGGATGCTATTTTATATGGGGAAGATTTAGTTTCTCTTTCATTAGATTCATTGTTAAGTAGATTAGGATTAACTGAAGAAATTTCTTTAGATGCTCTTTTAAATGAAATTGGTTTAACAATTAATACTTCATTGGATTCTTTTCTTAAAAAATTAAATTCTGTTTCAACTGAACTGGATGCTATATTGTATATAGTGGGAATTGTTACTGAGCTTGATGCTATATTAAATAAACCAGGATTAACATTAGATACTTCGTTAGATTCTTTAATTAAAAAATTAAATTCTGTTATAACAGCATTAGATGCTATGTTAACGGAATCGAAAATAATTTCCACTGATCTTGATGTTTTATTACAAGGAAAAGAAATAGTTACTACTCAATTAGATGCTATATTAAAATTTCTTTCAGTTGTTACTGAGTTAGATGCACTATTAAATAAAACAGGATCAACTATTGATACTGATCTTGATGCTATTTTAATAAGTGATGTAGAAGAAGATTCAATTATGATGATTTTAAATAATAATATGTTATAGGATAATATCATGACAAATTGGGCAGGTTTAAAACAATTAGCACAGGATTACAAGTCAATTGGTGATAATATTTGGTACACTAATCTTGTTCAACCTACTGCTGCACATACAAAAGGAAGTTATTATGAAATTGATGCTTCTATTCCTTTTGATACTGAAGGATTGCTTATAACATTTTATTCAACTACATATGGTAGTAATGATAATTTATTTGATATAGCAATGGGAGCAGAAGGATCAGAAGTTGATATAATATCAAATATATTAACTAATCCAAGTGTTTCTTATCATGTTGGAAGAATTTATGAATTTCCATTAAGAGTAAAAGCAGGAACCAGAATATCAGGTAGAAGCCAGGGGGAATATACTTCTGCTAATAATTTTAGGGTTAGTATTAATTTGTTAAGGGGGGGATGGAATTATAATAAAGGATTTGCAGTATGTGATACTTATGGAGCTAATACTGCTGATTCTGGTGGTACTTATGTTAACCCTGGAGGAGTAGCAGGTACAAAAGGAACATGGTCACAAATTACAGCATCAACTATTAGGGATGCTAAAGGGTTTTGTTTATTAATTGGCAATAGATCAGATTATGGAAGATCAAGTGCATATTGGAATATAGATGTTGGAATTGGAGGATCAGGATCAGAAGAAGTATTATTTTCGGATTGGGGAATGCTTTCCCATACTACTGTTGATATGATTCTTCCTCAAGCCACGCCTTTTATTCCAATGCATATTCCTATTGGATCAAGACTTTCTG